AATCCGATGGATTTCCATGATCCAGCCACCATTGATAACCTTCTTCGCAAGCGTGATTATCTATCAAAAATTTTTTTGTGATTTCCATATCGGCTCCTTTTTTAATTTCAATGGATTCCATTTTATTTCTCCTTTATTAATCCTTGTGCAGTCTTGTTAAGTCAATCCACTGTTCGCCCGATCCTTCAACCGGCGTAACCTTTACATCATCCCTGCCGTAAGATTTGCGAGCGTCAACAACTTTAACTTTGATTTTCATTTTGTCAAACTGGATAAAACCTTCACCGTTAGTTGTTCGCCGCTCAATCGCTTCGTGTTGCTCTTGTAATGTCATTTTGTTTCTCCTTTCGTTTCTTTATTTGATATTAACTTACGCTTACTAGTTACTATTGTCAAGGATTATTTTAACAAATATGAAAATAAATTTCACAGCGCCGGGTATTTTCCTGATATAAGGAAAAAAGGTCCAGCCGATCTATAAGGCCCCCGGGTAAAAATGGATTACAGGGCATTTTAGAGGCATCGTTTCACCCGGGAATGCAAAAAAAGCTTGACAATTTCATTTTTCAGGTTCAAAAGGAAATCAAACAGCGTCATTTTTAACCAAAACAGAGGGGAATTATAGAATGCCGCATCTACCAGACACCGCCAAGAAATTAAAAAGTAATGATCATCCCGGCCAGCTTGATAAGTTAATTGATAAAAATTTTTTATCCGAAATATTCAAACTTCGCTTCAAAAACAAACTTACTTTTAAGGAAATTGGCAAGATTTATAGTGTGAGCCCCCAAGCAATACATCAAAGAATCAAATCTCTTATTAAATTATTAAATAATCCAGAACTTGATCAAGCTTATGCTGATAATAGGGTTGACTTATTGAACAGCGCGGAGCGAATTCTACTCTCAACTCTTATTGAATCGGACAAACTAAAAGATGCCAGCCTCAATAACGTAGCGTATTCATTGAAACAAATCCATGATATGAGGCGGATAAACGCTGATTTGTCAACAGGCAATGAGGCCATAAAGATAGAAGTAGTGCAATTCCATAGCCAGCCCATAGGCGATAATTCAAGCGAGGATGCGCCACAATGAAAGTTAATCTTAAGCCATTGAATCACAAAGGGAAAGCACAGAACAAAAGCGAGGGGGGCAGTTCCCGGGGAATTAAGGGGTATTCTAAAGGGAGTTCCGAGGCCGGTGGCCTGACCATTTGCGAGCCGGCGTACGCGGTTCGTGAACCTACCCCCAAACAAAAAATATAGGAGTAAAGAGCCATGAAATCCAAGGAACGCATCACACAGCTTGAACGGGAGAACGAATTACTGAGGCAAATCATCAAGTTGCACGAAGCGAAAGAATCCTTAGAGTCCAGACCTATTGAGGCGGCTCCGGTTTATATTCCGCAGATGGGCTCTGGAATGATAGGGACTTGGCCGGGATTCCCCAACAATTGCACTTTTTTAACGTAGCATTATTATTGAAGTAAATGACAACCGTCCACGGGGCGGATAAAACTCTGGGAGGAGGAAATTTTTATGAAGAAGAAGTTTGAGATCAGCGAGAGGTCATGGAGGAATCTTAGGCGTAGAGTATTAAATCAGACGGTGGAAATCAGCAATCTAAAACAATATATTAGTTCATATGACCTCCCTGAAATCGTCCGGAAGGTCGAGGAGCTGAAGAAGGAAATGACCGATTTCTGGATAAAACAGCGGAACGCGGAAAAGGGAAAGGAACTTGCACCTGAATATCAGGAGACAGCGGCTTATGTTGGTGAGGCTGCCCGGAAGATAGCGAAGGATTTAAACTTGGCCACCGATTTTGTAAAGGGCAGGTTCCTGATCATTGATCAGCAGACGGGAAACAACTATCGGAGCAGAAAGGATTTTGATGCGGAATTTGCCCATGAAATAGAGGTTATGACGCAAACCAAGGAACTTAAGGAAGTTAAATGAAAGAACTGCGCGTGCCATATCTATACGAACCGAGATTGTACCAGATACCCGTCTGGGAGGCTTTCCAAAGCGGGTTCCTGCGTTTCTGCCTTGTGTGGCATCGGCGCGCCGGGAAGGATAAGACCGCTTTTAATATCATGGCGACGGATGCCGTTCAACATATCGGAATCTATTACTATTTCTTCCCGACGTATTCTCAGGGGAAAAAGATTCTCTGGGATGGGATAGACCCCCGGACCGGCATGAAGTTCTTAGACCACATCCCCAAGGAGATTCTGGCTAAGAAGCATGAGGCCGAAATGAAGCTCACCCTCACCAACGGCTCCATCATCCAGTTAATCGGTACGGATAATTATGACTCCATCGTGGGAACGAACCCCCGGGGATGCGTCTTCTCTGAATATTCCCTTCAGGACCCGATGGCGTGGAAATATATTCAACCTATCCTCGCGGAAAATAAAGGCTGGGCAATGTTTGTATATACTCCCCGGGGTCGGAACCATGCGTGGGAATTGTACGAAATGGCCAAGAATTCCCCGGATTGGTACAATGAATGCCTGACGATCAGAGACACCGCCCGGATAGACGGGTCTCCGGTTATCTCCATTGAGGAGATCGAGAAGCAGCGGGCGGAGGGAATGGGCGATGAACTGATCGAGCAGGAATATTTCTGTTCCTTCGAAGGATTTGTGCAGGGAGCTTACTATGTCAAACAACTCAGAGAGGCAAGACAGGCTGGTAGAATATGCCCTGTTCCTCATGCAACAGGACACGAAGTATATACTTTTTGGGACTTGGGGATTGATGATTCCACTACCATATGGTTTCTTCAGGTTATCGGAAGGGAGTTTCGATTTATCGATTATTACGAAAATAGCGGAGAGGGGTTCGAGCATTATGCTAAGGTGCTGAAGGGTCAGGAGCCGAAAAGCGAACATCGGAAACACTACGTTTATGGCGATCATTATATGCCGCACGACGCCGCCCAGCGCCAGATGGGCAAAGAAGCGCAATCCAAAAAGGACATCGCGGAAGAATGCGGGATTTACCCGGTTCTTACCGTGGACAGGCCGAGAGACACGCAGGCCGTTATGACCGGCATCGCCCTTGGCAGGAATATTCTTTCGCAATGCTATTTCGACAGGAAACGATGCGAGAGGGGCATCATGGCCCTTGAAGGCTACCAGACCGAATATGACGAGGAAAAGAAGAAAATGGGCAACCATCCTCTGCATAATTGGTGTTCCCATGGCGCGGATGCCTTCAGAACCTTTGCGGTGGGCTACGTTCCGAAAGTCGTCCATCGGTCCGTAACCGATCAAATGAACTTGATGAATCAAAGCGCGGGGTGGGGATAATGCCTGACAATGGATTTGAAAGAGTAACGTGTTATTTCAGATATGGAAATGGAGTCCTGAATGTCACGCTGGAAAATTCAGTCGGCATTGAGGATTTTAAGGACGGATTTTATCTGGATGAAAATTTTAAAATCCCGACAAAAGAATTCGGCGCGATAAAATATTGGATTCCGCCAAGCGCCATCGTTTACATCATGTTTGGATAATAAAGGGGATTTATGCCAAAAAATAAAGACGAAAAGCCGAAATCCGAAGTGAAGCCCGATAAGAACACGTCGGACTTTCTCGAACTTGCCAAGAAAAGATTGAAGCGATGTGTGGATGCGGACACGCATAACAGGCAGGCCGCCATAGAGGATTTGAAGTTTTCCATCGGCATAGACCAATGGGACCCCGCCGACAAACAGCGGCGCGCCCAGAGAGGCCGCCCGACCATTCAGGTCAACCTCCTGCCCAAATATATTAAGCAGGTCACAGGAGAAATGCGGCAGTCAAGGGGACGCGTGGATGTGAAGCCCGTTGATTCCAAGGCCGACCCGCATTTAGCCAGAATCCGGAAAGGAATCATTCACAACATCGAATACCTTTCCGATGCCGAATCCATCTACGATCAGGCCGGGAAGATGGCCACTACCTGCGGCTATGGCGCGTGGCGAATCCTGACCCGATACACGGAGGAAGACCCCTTCGTTCAGGAAATTTACATGGAGTACGTCAAAAATCCTTTTCTCGTCTATCTGGACCCGGCAGCCAAAGATCAGTTCGGAGCCGACGCGGAATATGGATTTGTTCTCCGGAAAATCCCCCGGGAGGAATTCGAGGAGGAATATCCCGATCAGGAAATGCCCGGGGAAAATATGAAGGTGGATGTCGGCCTCTCCGCCGAGAATTGGTACGACAAAGACACCGTGACCATCGCTGAATATTTCGTCAGGAAGAAAGAAAAAAAGAAGATGGTGCAGCTCGAAAACGGCGAAGTCCTCACGCAAGAAGAACTGAAAAAGCTTCAGGATGAATGGGACGAAAAAGAAAAAGTCTATAAAATCACCCTGTTAGATATGCAGCAAAAAGCTCAGGCACAGCAGGCTCAAATGGCGCAAGCCGCGCAGCAGCAACAAGGCGGTGTCCCGCCTCAGGGGCAGCCGCCCGGAAATCCCTCACCCGTACAGGGTATGCCTCCGGGCGGCCAGCCCCCTTCCCCCATGCCCGAACCGCCAAAGGAACTGGAACCGCGCCCGAAGGCGAAGAAAGAAAGGGAAACCGAGGAATGGAGAGTGAAGCAATACAAGATCACCGCCAATTCTATCCTTGATGGACCCAACGACTTCCCCGGCAGGTTTATCCCTATCGTGTTGGTAAAGGGCGAGGAAACCAACATCGAAGGGAAACCGTACAATGAGGGCCTGATAAGGCAGGCAAAAGACCCCCAGCGGCTCTTTAATTACTGGACAACTTCGGCTGCGGAGACCATCGCGCTCGCGCCGAAAGCCCCATGGGTAGGGACTGCCAAGCAGTTTGAAGGCTACGAAAAAGATTACATGAACGCGAATGTGGAGAACTATCCGTATTTGCTCTATAATCAGGACGGGAACGCTCCGCCTCCCCAGAGGCAGCACGCCGGCGACCCGCCTGTGGCCATCTTTACGCAAATTGCTCAGGCTCAGGAAAACATCAGGCAGACGATAGGGATGTATAAGGCCGACGTGGGAGAAGACACCCCCGAAAGAACCGGCGCTGCGGTGATCAATAAGCAGATACCCGGCGACACGGCCACCTACGTTTACCCCGACAATTTAAGAAAAGCGCGGGCTCATAGCGGGAAGATCATACTCTTTATGATTCCTGAAATCTATGATTCCGAAAGAGACGTGCGGCTCCGGGACGTTGACGATTCGGAGACTACTGTCCCGATCAATACGACTGCGGGAGCCGCCTTAAAAATGCTTCAGGAAAACCCAGAGAAGTTCCCCGGAATCAACATCAAGGAAATGAAGCAGATCATCCGGGAACACGGCAGGGAATCCATTTACAACGACATGAGCGTTGGGAAATATGATTTAGTCGTGACCAATGGGCCGAACTTCGCCACGGAGAGACAAGAAACTTCCGAATCTATGCAAAGAATTGTCCAAGCCTATCCAGAAATAATGAAGATCGGCGGAGACATCATCATTGGAAACCTCGACATCAAGGATGCTGATAAGCTCTCCAAGAGAATTGAGAAGACCCTGCCCGTCCAGTTAAGGGAGCAAAAGGAAGGCGAGCCTCCGCCTGTACCGTTGCCTCCGCCTCCGCAGGTCCAGCTCATGATCGAAAAGGCGAATACCGAAAAAATAAAACAGCAGACCCAGAATATCAAAACAAAGGTCGAGCTGATAAAATTATATAAAGAGTCTCAGGAAACCGAAGCGGAATTAAGAAAAGAAATCTTGAAGGTTCTGGCAGAATTAACCGGACCCCAGCACCCCGCAGATCAGCTTTTGCAGCAACGCCAGATGCAGGGAGGAGGGCAACCGCCAATGCCTCAGAATCCTCAACAAACTTTAGAGTAGGGAGGAAACAATCGTGGGAAATGATAACACGCTCGCCGCAAATGCAGTCCCGGCAACTGCGAATGGAACAGCAAATGTAACAGCAAATCAAGTGGCTACGCCGGCCAACGAAACGGCCAATGCAACACCCGTAGCCAACGAAACGGCAAATGTGGTCTCAAACGAAACTGCCAATGTGGCGGCAAACGAAGAACCAAAGCCCCGCAGGAGCGCGCAGTCTCGTATAGATCAGTTAACGGCAAAACAGAGGGACGCTGAAAGGGAAGCGAGGTATTGGAGAGAGCTTGCGCTGAAAAATCAGAATCAGCCGCAGGACCAGAAACCCCTGCCTCCGAAAATTGAGGATTTCCAGAATTACGACGACTTTCTGGTGGCGAAAACCAGATTTGCGTTGAGTCAGGATTCGGTAGAAACCAATGTGCAGAGATCAACCGAGGCACAGATCGCGGCGATCAATGAAACTTTTAACGCCCGCATCGAGGAAGCTACCGCGCAATACCCTGACATTTTGGACATCGTCAATGACACCACTCTCCCGATCAGCCCTGCGATGGCAGCCGTGATTAAAGATAGCGAATCCGCGCCGGAAATATTGGTTTATCTCGATGAACACCGCGACGAAGCTATTAAAATCAGGAATATGTCCCCTGTTAGAGCCGCTAAAGAGATCGGAAAGCTGGAATTGAAGCTCTCCGAAAAACATAAACCACCTACAAAAAAAGTGTCCACGGCTCCGGAGCCCGTTACACCTGTGGAACCTAAAGGGCCGCAGGTCGTGGATATGGACAAGATTCCCATGGAAGACTTTGTAAAAAGACGGAATCAGGAGCAGTTTGGCGCTAAAAGGAGATAGTAAATGCCCAACACATTATTGACACCCACCATGATTACGCGGGAAGCCTTGCGGATTCTCCACAATAATCTGGTTTTTGTTAAAGGTGTTAATCGGCAATATAGTTCAGAATTCGCCATATCAGGAGCCAAAATAGGTTCGGTGATAAATATTCGCAAGCCGAATAAATATTACGTCAGAACGGGTCCGGCGATGCAGGTGCAGAACACCGCTGAAACCAGCGTGCCTTTAACCCTTAATAGGCAATGGGGCGTTGACGTGAATTTTACGTCCGCAGAATTAACGCTTTCATTGGATGATTTTTCCAAGAGAATATTGAGTCCTGCCATGGCGAAGATTTCTTCCCAGATAGACTTTGAAGGTCTTTCGCAGTTCGTCAATGTTTATAATCAGGTCGGCACTCCGGGAACTGCCCCGGGCGCAGGCGCGAGTAACGCGACCATTCTTTCGGCTTATCAGGTTCAGCCGGCTCTTAATGCCGGAATGATGCTGGATTTGAATGCCGCCCCGAGGGACGAAAACCGCCGAGTGGTTTTGAATCCTTCCGGCATGGCATCCTTGGCAGGGTCTTTGACAGGTTTGTTCCAAGACTCCGGCCTGATCGCGGAGCAGTATAGAAAAGGTGTTTTGGGAACGGCGCTCGGTTTCGAGTTTGCCTTAGACCAGAACGTAAACAACATTACCTGCGGTTCAAGGGCTGGAACCGTCGTGGTCAGCGGCAATAACCAGACCGGCTCGACAATTTCTCTGAGGGGCTTCACGGCCAATACGACCCTTAACCAAGGCGAGATTTTCAACATCACCAACGTCAACGGCGTAAACCCTGAAAACCAGCAGCTATGGAATTGCCCGGTGGCGACTTCCAACGGCAATATCAATTTCGTCGTGACAGCGACCACCACGGCAGATGCCAACGGCAATATGCTGTCTCTGCCTATCTATCCGTCTATCACCTTGGCGGCGGCAGGACAGGCAAACGGCACAGTCAATGCTCTGCCCGTAGATGGCGCGGCGGTCACTTTCGGTTCGGGAACTGCCAATACATCATACCCGATGTCGCTTGCTTATCATCAGGACGCTTTCACTCTGGCAACTGCCGATTTGGAATTGCCTCAGGGCGTGGACTTTGCGGCGAGAGAAACTTACGACGGTATCTCCATGAGAATCGTCCGGGCGTTTGATATTACAAACGACCAATTCCCCTGCCGTATTGATGTTCTCGGTGGCTGGGCAACCCTGAGGCCGGAACTGGCTTGCAGGATTACGGGTTAAGGAGGAAAAACTATGCCTTTAAAAATATTAACAGACGGTAATCCGGATGGTTCCTTGATCGGAGGTTCCGCTTCAGAAAAGATCGGTTTCTATGGAGCTGTCCCCTCGGCGCAACCGACAAATCCTTTTGAGGCTCAATCCGGAGCTTTCGGATTTGGTTCGGTTGTAACTTATTCGTCAAATAACTGCCCTTTAGCGAATATCGCAGTCAGCACTACCGCTAATCAGGCCAATTTGACGATTGAAAACTTTAACGTAGCCGGCGCGGTAGGTGTGAATGCCACACAGGAATTCATTGTCGGAATTTCCAAAGCCACTACCGCAGCTAACGCCACAAACAATGTCGGCCTTTGCGGATGGAGACCTTCAGCGGCCAATACCGTTGACCTTCAGTTCGCCAATCCCAGCGGCGCTAACGGGAATATCGTTGCCAATGAGGTTCAATGGACGGTGGCAACGATAAGAGGCTTCCAGAATGCGATTCAGGTTGTCGCTTGCAATGCAAACGCCAACTGCCCGACAAACGGCGCAAACTACGGAACCGTGGAAGTGATTTACACCCTCGTCGGTTCCGGCGCAACGGCAGTCGCCAATGTTTCCGGCAGCGGCCAGATAACAGGAATTCAGGTCACGAATTCCGGCTCCGGATATTTCACCGTCCCGACAGTTATAATCACAGCCCCGGCGAATGCGAATTACTCCGGCGTCACGGCAAACCAGCCGACCCTCCTGACAGGCACAGCGCTTCCATTCCCTGTTCCTGCCAATGGAACCGGCGCAACGGCGGAAGCGATTGTGAATTCCTCAGGCCAGATCATCAGCATTGTCGTTACAGACCCCGGCTCCGGGTATTTGGCGAGCGCGCCGCCGACTGTGACCTTCGGCGCGGCAACTTCGATTGCTCCGGGTCAGTTTGTCACCGGGCAGCCCAACGCCTACACCGCAGGTCTCGGCATCGGGAATATGCGCGTGGCCGGCAAGAACCAAATTGCAGTCCAGTATTTCAACTGCACAGGTGCCAACATTGCCATCCCCGCCGCGAACTATGCCTTTGTGGGATTGAGTTCGATGCCCGCGATAAGCCCGTTTATTACTATCCGGGCGAATGTCACCGCCGCCAACACGACTGCGGCTGGCTCCGCTGCAAACTCAACCAACTACACGGTTCCCGGTTTGATGGCAAATGATGTCGGCATCGCTTCTTATTCCGCCGCGATTCCGGCAGGCGCGAATGGGACAGCTTATATCCAGCAGCCCCCGGTTGCGGCGGCGAACGCATTTGCGGATGTCTATGTCGGTTCAAACGTCGCCTCCAATAAAGCAGCCGGCGTTTATAGCTGGGTATTCATGCGCCAGCAGGCAAATGCTCCGATGATCGTGTTTCAGGCTTTTGTTTCCAACGCGACAGCAGTCACCGCAGGAAACACGTCGGAACAGGTTTTCACCTTGCCTTCCAACATTACTTTAAGCTCCTCGAATAATGCGACGAATTTCAATGTCATTAATTGCAACAAACCGTCGCACACTCCGGGGCTTTCGGTTGTCGGTTGCAGGGCAAACTCGAATACGCAGGTGGCCATTACGTATATGAACACTTCCAGCGTGAGCATCACGCCTCCGAATGAAATGTATACGTTTGCGTACTTCCCGACTCCGGCAGCAACCATTTCGGCAAATGTTTTGGCGTACCAGATTGTCCATCAGGCCGGCCCGACCTACTCGCAGCTCTGGCAGTTAGTCACAGAATTGCAGCAGTCGGCTCAGTTAATGGGCTTGATTAAGGGGTACTAAGTTTCCAAAGGGGGGAGCAATCCCCCCTTCAATAAAATTCTGGGAGGAAGATATGAAGAAGACGATTTACACTTTGGCATTGAAGGGCTACGCACCGGATTTAATAGCCGTAACATTTCAACTCATGAGGGCTTATGCCCGAAAAATCGAGGCGGATTTTGTGGTCATAGAAGAACGGAAATATCCCGACAGATACCCGACCTACGAGAAGTTTCAGATATGGGACTTAATGAAAACCAGAAATGATGATTGGTCTATCTTTTTCGACGCGGACACCATGATTCATCCGGATTTCGTTGATGTTACCGCTATGCTTCCGAGGGACACCACCTGCGCGGGTTATTCCAATGACTTTACGCCCATGCGGTTCCGGCCTGACGTTCCGTTTTTGAGGGACGGAAGATTTATCGGGAAAGGCACATGGTTTATTATTTGTTCCGACCTGACGAGGGATATTTGGCAGCCGGTGGAGCTTTCAGACCTGACTTACGAGCAATGCGTGGAAAATATTTTCCCGACCAATGACGAGATTGTTAAAATCAAAAAGACTCCGGAGAGTCTGATTGATGATTACGTCGTTTCGAGAAACATTGCAAGGTTCGGCCTGAAGCACACCGTCCTCTCGGAGCTGTTTCCGAAATTTAACTGCCCGATAGGAATTGAAACCGTACAGGCCACGCAGAAAATTATCAGCCCGTTCCTTCAGCATGACTACAACCGGCCTCTCGATCAGAAATTGATCTGGACGGAGCAGATTTTAAGGATGTGGGGGGTGACGCTATGAAGATACTAGTCACCGGACACAACGGTTTTATCGGGAAGGCGCTCATAAAGGCGCTGAAAAACGGACTTTTAGCAGATCATCATGCCATCCTTGATGATACGGACATAGTAACCCTTCCCTGCGATGTCAGGGATATTGATGTGGACAACGTGAAATTGAAAGTGGACAGGATTTATCATCTTGCCGGCACTCCCTCGCCTGTGAAATACAAGATCAATCCGACCAAAGTTTTGATGTCGAGCATTCAGGGGACCTATAAAGTTCTCGAACTGGCCAAAAAATGCGGCGCAAGGGTGCTTTTCACGTCCACAATCAACACGGACGCCTATTACCCGTCGAGAAATTCTCGTTCCTGCTATGTTGACGGGAAAAAGGTTGCCGAAGATTTGTGCTATCTTTACAGCAATGAGGTTGACGTGAGGGTGGCCAGATTGTTTTCGACCTACGGAGTCGGCATGAAGCTCGATGACGGGAGGGTTATCCCTAATTTTATCGTGAAAGCTCTCAAAAATGAGGAAATTACGATTTTCGGGGACGGAACACAGGTGGATTCTTTTTGCTACATTAACGATATGGTTCAGGCCCTACATTCCTTCATGGAAACCGAGGACAATCCGAACCGACCTATCGAGCTAGGAAACGCCTTGGTTACAGGGGCAAAAGGCATTACCACGATCAAAGACCTTGCCGAACAGATAATCGAGCTTTGCGAATCGAAATCGCCCATCAACTACGTCTCTTTCTCGGGATTAGATAAGGAACGAATCCCCAATGTGGCTTATGCTTCCAAGATTTTAAAGTGGACGCCCGGGGTCTCGCTTTCTGCGGGATTGAAGGAAACGATTTGTTCCTTCAGGGAGGCGATGCTATGAGAACTTTGGTCAGCATGGACACGATTCAGATTGAAATAACGAATGCCTGCCCGAGAAACTGCGCGAACTGCACCCGTTTTGTCAATCACACCCCGAAGCCCTACATGATGGACTTTGAAACTTTTAAACAGGCCGTGGATTCGATGGTCGGTTATCCGAAAATGACAGGAGTTATGGGAGGCGAGCCCTTACTACATCCTGAGTTTGAAAAGATGTGCAATTACCTGCACTCTAAGATTCCTCCCAGACAAACCGGGTTGTGGACTTGCCTCCCTCCCAAAAAAGAGCATTACCGGGACGTGATCGTGGAGACCTTCGGCAACATCTTTATCAATGATCATTCCCGGGACGACATCATGCACCATCCGTTTCTGGTTTCCGCAGAGGAAATTAAGGACATTGACCGATGGGTTAAGTGGATAATGATTGATTCATGCTGGGCGCAGCTCTCTTGGAGCGCTTCGATCAATCCCCATGGAGCGTTTTTCTGCGAGATCGCGGCGGCGCTTTCCATGCTTCTCAATAAAAATGCGAAGGATGGCTGGAAAGTAGAGCCCGGATGGTGGATTCGGACGCCTAAGGACTTCACCGGCCAGATGGAAAAGTATTGTATGCTCTGCGGCGGTGCAATGCCCCTGAAAAAGAGGGTTTCTACGTCAATAAAGGACGAAATCAGCCCTTTAATGCTGAAAAAGATCAGGAATTATTCGCCAAAAGTAAAAAGAGGGGAATATGACGTTTCTGAATGCGTTTTATGTCAGGACGATTCTCCCATGGCGACTTACAAAGACCCGAGATACAGAGAAGCCATCGCTGCGAGATACGGACTCTATACGATGGAAAACGATTTGCATTTTTTAACACCATTTTTATCAAAATCTTGGAAAGGAGGACAGAAAAATGACTTGGAACAGTCCTACTCCGGCGAACCAGCGTCCGGGGAACAAAAAGGGGAATGCCCCGCACCCTGCGAACACTAAAAAAGGGTTTGATCAGGGTTATGGCTATGCTGAGTTTTCAAAAACAAAAGTCGGCATCGGCAAAGACAAAAAGAAAAGCTAACTTAAACGGGGGGACGCATCCTTGATAAACACGCACCATTTAAAATGATACCTAAATTTTTATGCTGGCTTTTCGGGCACGATAAAGAAAAAATATCAGAACCGTATAAGCACAGGCACGCTATATTGAAAGACAGGCATTGTTCAAGATGCAAGGTTCGGCTCGGATATATTATCGTAAAGTGGCCAGCATGAGGAGATGAAATGCAGCTAAAAAAAGCGCAGAAAAAAAAGAAAATAAAGATAGAGTCCACTAAAATCTCGCACAAGAACCAGCCGGGGCATCATACGCACATGGCCTTGGCGAAACATCAGGGTTTTGTGAAAAAGAAGCTGGCGAAGAAACTCGAAAAAACAGAAAAGTGGATTAAAAAAAGGAATTACGGCGAAGCAAAAGACGTAAAATAAAAAATCTGGGAGGTCATATGAGCAACATTTATCCGAGGATGATGTATAAATACGATGGCTCAAGAGCTTATCGTGTTGTTGAGAGCCATCAGGAGGCAGAGAAATATGCTGCCATGGGGTATGGATTTGAACGATGGGAGGCTCACGAAGGGAAGGTAAAGCCCGTAAAGGAACCTTTGCCCATGCCTTCTACGGAAGCCCCTAAAAAGGTGAACAAAAGAAAGAAACCGCATCACAAAAGCGTTTTGAGGAGACCGAGCAATGCCAGCAAAAAGCAAGAAACAAAGGCAGATGATGGCCATAGCGGAGCATCACCCGGAAAAGCTCAACAAGAAAAACAAGGGAGTGCTGAAAATGAGCAAAAATCAGCTCCATGATTTTGCTAAGACCAAGGAAAAGGGACTTGTAAAAGGCAAGGAACGGAAAGAATCAATCGGCGCATTTATGAAGCGCCGGAATAAAAAGAGGTAACTTATGTCTTTTTTAACCAGCGCCGACATCGTAAAGTCGGCCATGCGGATAATCGGAGCCATCGGGAAGTCTGAAGTCCCGACCAACGATGAAATGATGGACGGGTTGCAGGCGTTAAACCTCATGCTCGAACTATGGTCTGCCCGGAGATTGATGGTTAGAGGCACGATTCAATTTTCCAATATCCTTACGGCTGGGAAATATTCTTACACGATAGGGACAGGCGGGAATTTCAATACGCTGAAGCCGGTGGACATCACTTCCGCCTTTCTCCGGGACGCCAATAATATTGATACGGGTCTGGACATCATTTCGAGGGAAGAATACGATTCTTATGGAGACAAGATGATCACGTCTTCGAGACCGATTGCCCTCTGCTATGACGCCGGAGCCGCGCAGCAGGCGTCTCAGATGGGAACGGTTCTGTTTTACTATACCCCGGACGCTTCGATTGCCTATACCGTATTTATGCAGATGCAGGTTCAGCTCACCGACTTTTCAAATTTAACTTCGCAGGTCACTTTTGAAGCCAAGTATGGCGAGGCCATGAAGTACGAGCTGGCGATCAGGTTGTGGCGGGAATACCATGAATCCGACAAGCCTATCCCGGAGGATATAAAAGTTCTCGCGGCAAGGGCGATGTGCGTCATCGAAAAGACAAATCATGAACTGCCGAGGGCTCAGGTCGAAGTGCCTCCGAGAAAGAGCGTGTTTAATATTTATACGGGAGATTATCAGTAATGAGGATTCCTTTCATCGGTCCTACATACGCTTCCCGCAGCAATAATATTGCCGTGGATAGGAGCATAAATTTCTATCCTGAAATTAATCAGGAAGATTCAAAGGATGTTGTCTCCCTGATCGGGACGCCGGGGACTCAGTATTTTACAGGGACGGGGGCTTCCGTGGTCAGGGAAATGCACGCCTTTAACGGATTGATGTATGTCGTGATCGGGAATTCTCTTTATTCGGTGAATACCGGGGGAGTTTATTCAGTCGTCCTCGGAACTTTGCAGACCTCAATTGGCAGGATTTCCATGGCGGACAATGGGCTTGCTTCCAACGGGCTTGGAGGGAATCAGCTCGCCATTGCGGATGGAACCGCTTTTTATATCTACAATGTTGTCTCAGGAGTTTTTTCTACAACGCTAACCACGATTTCGGCTCCATGGACGGGCGCGCCGACCCATGTTATTTTTCTGGATGGGTACTTTATCGTGACGATAGGCAATTCCATGATCTCCTACGCTTCCAATCTTTTCGACGGGACGACATGGGGTTCTCTGGCTTACGCGCAGGCGACTTCCTCAAAAGATAATCTGAAGACTGTGGCTGATCTGTCAGAGCAAATCTGGTTCATAAAGCAGAACACGTCGGAGTGCTGGTACAATAACGGCGTGGCCACCGCAGTCGGATTCCCTTATTCGAGAGTGGCCGCAGGCGTCATTGACGCGGGGACTCCCGCCGAGTGGTCTGTGGCAAGGATGCAGAGCAGTCTCTATATGCTGGGGTGCGTGAGGAATAACGAGCAGGGAGAAATGATCGGGATTTGTCAGTTAACAGGCGGCTCAATCAGCGTGGTTTCCCCGGTGGCGATAAATTATCAAATTAGCCAATGGCCGAGGCTTGACGATGCGTTTGGGTATTGTTATTCGGAAGGCGGGCATAGTTTTTACGTTCTGACATCGCCCTCTGCAAACCAGACCTTTGTTTATGACGCCACTACCCAGATGTGCCACGAAAGATCAACTTATTCCAATAATCCTTACCAGATAAACAGGCACATCAGTAATTGTTATTGTTTTTTCAACAACAATCACTACGTCGGAGATTGGCAAAGCGGAAATATCTATAATATGTCTTCGAGCATTTACACGGACAATGGGCAGCCGATTATCAATATCAGGCAGGCGCAGCATATTTCAGATAAGAAATCCCTGAACAATCTGTTTTTCAGTCGGCTTATTATTGACGCTGAAGGCGGCCCGCCCGGAGTGACCGGAACCGGAGGCTTTTACAACATCAACATCCCGGCTTATAATTCAGACCCTTACTTGGCTTTCTTGGCTCATTTTGACGGGACAAACGGGCAAACAACGATGACTGATTCATCATTTAACAACTATCAAATAACTCCGGTTGCCAATGCTCAGTTAGGTACGGCATGGAAGGAATTTGGGACAGCATCGCTACTTTTAAATGGCTCAACTGATTATGTTTATATCCCTGCCAATGCTGTAAATGTAGGTACAAACGATTGGACGATTGATTATTGGATGTACCCAAAAAGCATATCGGCCAATATGTCCATGTTTTCACAGGTTCTTAATTCAGGGAATCATGTTTCTTTCTATTGCCAAGAAACAGGCACAAAGGGTCTTTATTTCAATTCTAACACAGGCGGTTTGCCCGGTCCTTATTATGGCTGGCCTTGCACAATAGCCGTGAACAATCCTTACCATGTCGCTTTTGTTTGCCATAATGCGAGTTTGCTGGCTTTTTTAAATGGGAATTTACTAACTCCAAATATATATCAATTCTATATATCATCGGTTTTTTCAAATGCCTCTTTCTTAATAGGAGGCGGCGACAGCGTTTACGGTCTTTTGCCATTCAACGGGAACATTGACGAGTTCCGAGTTTCTCTTGGCATCGCCCGGTGGACTGCAAACTTCACTCCGCCGACCTCCGCCTATCCCTATACGTACAATGCGCCCTATACGGAAACCTTACAGACCACGACCAACACTCCGTACTGGCTGAATTCTCAGGCTCAACTTTCATGGTCGAATGATGGAGGGCATACTTGGTCAAACGATTATCAGGCGTCGGTGGGAGCAATCGGACAATACAAAACACGTCTCATTTGGAGGCGGTTAGGCTATGCCAGAGACAGGGTTTTTCGGGTGGCTTTCAGCGAGCCGACAAAAACGGTTCTGATCGGAGCAGTTATGGAGGGCGGAGAATGAAGCTTGTACCGATTTCTGATATTTCAATCATAAAAACGCTTTTAGGGAATGCCGATGTAGCCAATCTTTCCGTAAGGGAACAGATAGACGTTATCGAAAAGTCCATGCTTCAATATCCACAAGAGGAAATCCCTGTGAAGCATAGTTTTTCCAGCGGGATTTACGCGAGAGAAATTTTAATTCCTAAAGGAACGCTTTTGATCAGCAAATATCATAAATTTGAGCAGATAGATTTCATGCTCTATGGTGATCTCTCAGTCGTTACAAGCAACGGCCTTTTAAGAATTAAAGCGCCTTTCGTCGGAGCGTCCCATCCGGGAATGAAAAGATTAGGTTATGCCCATGAAGATACTCTATGGATTGATGTCCGGGCTGTAAATGAAACAAATATAGAGCATCTTGAAAAAATCATGTATTGCGACACGTTTGAGGAACTGGAAGAATTTGAAAGCAGAAACCAGAGGCTTGATTTTGAAAAAATGCTTATCGAATACAACGTCCCCTTCAGCTTGGTTCAAGCTCAATCGAACAACACGGAGGATTATGTGGAAATGCCTCTGGATAAGGTGAAAATTATTGATTCAAAGATAAGCGGCAAGGGGCTCTTTGCCGTAAAACCTATTAGAGATCAAGAAATTATTATGGCGGCGAGAGTAAAAGAAATGAGGACGCAGGCCGGTAAATTCACAAATCATTCGTCCAATCCTAATGCCCAGATGGAAATTAGAGAGGACGGAAATATCTATTTGGTGGCGATAAGAAACATTTTTAAAGAGGAAATAACCGTTAATTACAGACAATGCCTCGAATTATTGGGGGTAAAAAAGGAGTTATTATGTCAGCAATAGCAGCGGCCATCATCGGCGGAGCAGTCATTGGAGCAGGTGTCGGTATCTATTCCTCGAATCAGCAGGCATCGGCGTCTGAATCCGCAGCTCAGACAGCAGCAGGCGCACAGAATAATGCGGCACAGCTTCAATATAATATGTTTGAGCAGCAGTTAAACCAGCCTCAGAATGTCGCTTTGCAGAAAGCCGCCCCCGGGGCGATCAACACCTTGTCAGGCGGCTACACCATGAACCAGTTTCAAAATTCTCCCGCCTATCAGTCTATGCTTGGAGCCAATCAGCTCTTGATGCAGAACGCCCCGGCTCAATATGCGGCTTCGGGGATGCTGGGAAGTGGCAATATGCAGTCAGGATTACAGCAGCAGGCTCAATTAAACGCCCTTCAGGCCGAGGGACAGGGTTATAGCCAATGGTATCAACCTTTGAGCGCAGTTGCGGGTCTCGGTCAGGCACAAGCCTCTGGTAATCAGCAGGTAGGCGCGCAGACAGCACAGAGCATGGGAAACAATATCGTTGGAGCTGGAAATGCTCTGGCTGCCGGACAGGTGGGAGCTGCAAACGCATGGTCAACCGGGCTTTCAAATATGGGAAGTTCTCTGAATAGCGGATTAACGAATGCTCTCATGTATAGTAATTTGAACAACAGCGGATTCGATTGGTCAAATGCCGGCTGGGCTGTTTACTAAAAAAGGAGAGTTTTATGAGCGAATATGATTTTATCGCACATCCGGAGAAACCGAATCAAGTATGGCAACCGTCTATGCAGGACATCATGGCATTGGTTACAGGGCCAACGCAGGTTTTAGCAAACAGAATCGCCGTTGAAAACGCTCTTGCCCAGCGGAATATTGATATCGGGAAGATGAATGCTTTTTTAACGCCTCAGCAAAAGCAACTTCCTCCGGCACAGCAGCAGCAGGCTTACGGTCAACAGCAGGGACAAATGGCGCAGCAGGCGGCAAAGGCAGAGCAGGAAACTAAAGCAGCAGACCTTGTTCTAAAACTGAAACAGGCATTCGGCACTAAAGTTTTAAAGGAAAACTGGTCGGAGGTTCAATCGCTAGACCCTCATTTTGCCCATATAAAACCTGAAGACATAACCGACGATGGGATTATGGTCAACGACCCGACAACGGGGAAGCCTGTGGGGATGTTTGTTACTGACCCGGCAGGGAAAGCTCGTTTCGTAAAAATCGGGAGCGATACAAAAACCGCCTTTGAAGCTCTTGAAACTTCTATGCCGAAACTCCCCGGGGAATCTGAAGCCCAGCATCAGCAAAGAATTTATACTAAATATCAGAAAGATCAAGCAGCCCTGACAGGCGCAAAGGCTACCGCCACGGCTCATGCCTACGATCAACAGGTTCAGGAAATTGGCGATGCTATGATTGCCGGGAAACAACCCCCGGAAATATCAGGTTTCGGCATGGCAAAGATCGCCGCGCCCTTAAAAGCCTATCTCGCAGAAAAAGGCTTCGATTTGACAACGGCAAATCTGGATTATATCGCCCAAAAGAAATACATGGCAACGCTGAACGGAGCGCAGCAGGTCAGATTAAGACAGGCCACAGATTTTGCGTATAGTTCTCTTGATAAGGTGGAGGAGCTGGCGAAATTATGGCAAGGCGGAAATTACGCGCCTCTCAACAAAGTAAATCTTATCGCGGCTAAAAACGGAGCCTACGGACCGGAAGCCGCCTCTATCGCAACCAGACTTGACACCCAGATTGCGGATTTAACCAGCGAACTTGGAACCGTTTACAAAGGCGGCAACAGTTCCACAGACGAATCTTTAAAACTGGCCGCCAAGAATCTCCAAAGCGATTGGAGTGAAAAAGTAATTTTGGATGTGGTTCCCTTGATTCGGTATAATCTTGACATCAGGAAAAACTCCCAGAAATTCGCGGGGGCGGCTACCTCACAAAATCCCAGAGAACCGGAACCTTCGGACAAAAAGAAGGAAAAAAAGATTGACCCAAAAGACGTTATAAGCATCAAAGGCCCTTCAAATTGGGTTGAGATAGTGGATGGCAAAAGAGTAGAATACAAAGGCATCCCTCAGGATAAGGCGGCAAGATTTTATGAGCTTCATCCTAACGCTATGAAGGCGGAATAAATGGCTGACGAATTCGATCAATACATCGTTAAAACATCCCCCAATAAATTAGGGGGGGATGAATTTGAGCAGTATAAGGTGAAAGCGCCGCCGCCAGCTAACGGCACGCCCTCCAACGCTTCTTGGAGAGAAAAAGGATTTTTTGACCGATCATGGCGCGATCTCAACAAACGGGCTGACGAACTATTTTACGGCCCCTCGATGCCTGCCGATGCCATGGGCGTTCATATTTTAGGACAGGCAGCCGGAGGGCTAATGGATGTGGGCCTTGAAGGGGTAAAAAGCACCTACAAAACCGTGGTTCCCAAGCAGGTGCAGGAAGACATCGTAAACCCTGAGGGCTTGATTGTGCAATTTGGGAATAAGATTGCTCAGTCGCCTATCGGGCAGGCCGGATTAAGCGCAGCCCGTCAGGGAGAAAAATACTGGCTTGTCTTTAAAAAAACCCATCCTGACGCCGCCCGCATGATCGAGGACGTTTTAAATATCGCTTCTCTTTTCCCGGGAGAAAAGGCGATCAGTATGGGAAAGGAAGCCGGGAAAGCGACGGTGGTCCCGGTTGCCAAGGAAGGCGGAGCCATCATCAGCGATCTGGCGAGAATTGCCACCACCAAGAACGAGCAGGAAGTGGAAGCCATTATCAATAAGGGCGTGACGAAATCCGTTCTCTCCGGCAGAGGCATAGAGACCGATAAGGAAATGCAGAAATTAATCCAAAGCGGCAACGAATCCACTAAAGACATCATCAAAAACTATGACAATTTAACCTACCTTGATATAGATAAAAATGTCACTAAAGGCCACGCTCCAAGGGATTTGGGAGAGTGGCGGCAGGCCATCGCACAAAGAAAAGTGGCGATCTGGCAGCAGGTGAAAGATATAAATAAAGCGGCAGGGCAACAGGGTTTTAGAATCCCTCTGGATGGAGTGATCAAAGACCTCGAAAAATTTGCAGCCGAGCCGGCTCACATCGCTGAAAATCCGGAAGCGGTCAAATACGCCAAGGAAAAAATAAAAGTCTATAAAAAACTGAAGTCGTTTTCCATTGACGACGCTCAGGATGCGCTTGTCGCCCTGAACGCAAACTTTGAGGAATGGGTAAAGACGGGCTCCACCAAAAAACTTGTGGATGTTATTTCCGGAAATTATATCCGGAATATGCTTGATACGACCATGGAAAAACTTGCCGGGAACAAAGATTACGAAGCATTAAAGAAAGCCTATGGCGCGCACACCAACATTGAGAGCTATGTCACCAAGAAATCCTTGCAGGAAGCGGCGAAGATCAAAAAACCTCAATGGCTGGACGTTCTGGCCGGC